AAACTATGCTCGAATACGGTTATTCAAAGGCAGCCATATGTCGTAAGCTTAAATGTAACCCTAAAACATTGGATGACCATTTGCGGAGAATGCATGTCCTACATAAAAATTAAGTCATACATTACTTTTGCCACTGTTCTATTAATTCATAGTTATGGCAAAAGCAGAAATCTTATTCAAGGTCATCCGCAAATGGGAAGGCGGATGGAGTGACCACAAAAATGACAAAGGTGGCAAAACCAATATGGGGATAACCTTGTCTACGTGGAAATCATGTGGTTATGACAAGGATGGTGACGGAGACATTGATGCGGATGATTTACGCATGATTACTCCGGATGACGTTTTTCATGTTTTCAAGAAGTATTATTGGGACCGTTACCAAGCGGACTTCATACACAACCAGTCCATTGCGAACATCTGTGTGGATTGGGTGTGGGCCTCCGGACGTCCCGGTATCACAAGGGTACAACAACTACTGCAAATCAATGTAGACGGCATCGTAGGTCCTCAGACGGTTGCAAGTATCAATCTGGCCAACCAACGGCAGCTGTTCGAAGCTATCAAGACAGACAGAATCCGGTTTATTGAAGAAATCTGTAAAAGGGACCCGTCGCAGCTTGTATTCCGGAAAGGATGGCTGAACCGGGTCAATGATTTCAAGTTCTCTGTCTGCTGAATTCTTGTCCTTTTTTCCACTCTTTTCAGCCTTTAGTTTTGTGTCCGGAACTAAAGGCTTTTTTATGGCAATAACTGAAGAAAAGAGTTTAATGACCTCCGAGAAATTCAATCGAGGAGTTGAGAACTGGACGTGGAAAGTCAGGAATACCTCCGTAAATATTCTACAACGGACACACGCAACCGGTAGATTGCGTAGGGAACTGCAATCCCGTTGGCTGAAAGACCGTGAAGGTGGACCGGCTTATGTCGGTCTGGGTTTCCGCTTTGCCCGGTATGGTGCGTACCGGGAATATGGCGCCGGGCGTGGATATATCGTCAAGAACGGAATTATAATGAAGGGACATTCGGCATGGAGCGATAAGAAGAAACGTCAGGAACTGCGTTCTCTACGTGTTTCTGAATATCGTATCCGGCGCATGCGTACCGTTGATGAACACTATGCCGTTATCCGGCGAAGTCCCCTACCCTGGTTAGACCCTCCCATTGTGGATAACATCGAATCACTGGCTGATTTATCCGGAGAGTATTACGGTGACCAGGCACTCAAGAATGTGCTTCAGAAGTTTGATAAAATAACAATTGAAAAACGTTATGGCAAAAAGTGACAAGACTGTCAAAAGAGGTGTCTACTTGTACATCGATGGCAAGGAAATTAAGAATGACATCAATTCCATTGATTTGGAGATGAAACGCCTACAGCGTGACATTAAGGAAATGACACGCGGCTCTGAGGAATACAACCGCACCATGGCGAAGATACAGCATCTTCAGGGAATTTTAAAACGGCATCGCCAGGAGATAAAAGGCATCACCACCGAAACCAAGAAAGCGACTGTCAGTATTGGCAGTATGGTAGACTGGTTCAACCGTTTCGGTGGAGTTATCTTGTCCGTAATAGGTTTCCTGACCGGTTTTACCCTTGCCTTGCGCGCCATCAGAGACGAACGCAACAAGTTGGAGGAGTCCCAGGCCGGGCTGAAAGCCTTGACCGGACTTGATGATGACAGCATTGCCTGGTTGACCGGGCAGGCCAAGACGCTTTCCACCACCATGACAAAAGAGGGCTTGCGTGTCCGCCAGTCGGCAGCCGAAATCCTGGATGCGTTCATGCTGGTCGGTTCGGCCAAGCCGGAACTGCTTGGAGACAAGGAAGCGCTCAAGGCTGTTACGGAGGAAGCCATGCGGTTGCAGGCGGCAGCCAAGGACATTACCTTGAACGAAGCGGTTGATTCACTTACCTTATCACTCAACCAATATGGGGCAGCGGCAGACCAGGCTGGACGGTTTACCAACGTATTGGCTGCCGGCTCCCAGGCAGGTTCCGCCAATATCGCAAGCCAGGCAAAGGCTATCCGGAATGCAGGTACCGCAGCGGCTTCGGCCAATGTTCCCATTGAACAGACGGTCGCATTGATTGAAACGCTTGCCTATCGGGGTATAAAGGATGAAGTGGCCGGAACGGGATTGAAGAAATTCTTTCTGGTTCTTCAGACCGGAGCAGACGAAACCAACCCAAAAATCGTCGGGTTGGATAAGGCACTGGAGAATCTGAAGAACAAGAATATGGATGCAGGCGCCATCAAGAAGATGTTCGGGGAGGAAGGCTACAATACCGCATCCGTAATCCTTCAGAACACGGAGATGGTGAAAGACTTCACCGCTGCCGTCACCGGTACCAATGTGGCGTATGAGCAGGCGGCCATAAACAGTGATACTGCACAGGCCAAACTGGAGCAGGCACGCAATAAGATGAAGCTGGCAGCCATTGATTTGGGAGAGAAACTGAATCCGGCTCTGACGGTGAGTACGAATATGCTGACCAATGTGCTCAAATATTTGCCGGGATTGATTGACTGGTGCAACAAATGGGGCACAACAGTAATAACACTAACGGTTCCTCTGGCAGCTTATTATACCACATTAAAGCTCATATCTCTTTATCATACTACTTACAACTTAGTCTTACGAGCAGGAATCGCCATCCAAACGGCTTACCGGGTAGCCACCACTGCTTTGAACGACGCATTGGCAGGAGATTACAAGGCAATAGGCAGGTTGATATTACAGATGCGCTCTCATAATATCGTAACCCGGACAGTGGCAGCAAGTACACTACTTTTCCGAGCAGCGCTGGAGACTTTAACCTTCCGCTTCTCTGCCGCAACTAAAGCGGCACGGGCAGCATGGGCGGTATTAGGATTAAATCCTTTTGTTGCTATTGCCACAACCGTTGCAGCCGCAGCAACAGGACTGTATATCTACGCTCAGCGTACTTCTGCTGCAGCACGTAGGCAAAAGGAACTGGTGGTTATGAATAGAGAGGCTGAAAAAAGCATTAGCGAAGAAAAAAATAAGCTGGATGCTTTACGGAAAGTGCTTGAGGATTCTAAAGAACCATATGAAAAACGGAAGGCTGCATTAGAAGATATTCAGTCCATTGTTCCGGAATATCATGCTTCATTGACGGAAGAGGGGGTGCTTATCAACAACAACACGCAAGCGCTGGACGGTTATGTAGAAAAGCTGTTGCTCACAGCCAAACAGCAAGCGGCCAATGCCAAATTACAAGAAGCCCTGGCACAAAGGTCAGAATGGATTCAGGAGAACGGTTCCGATGCCATGAAATTTAAAAATCTCGAATGGGAGATAAATGACCCCATCAATATGGACAAGTCCGTTGAGGAACTTGCAGCAGTCAACGGGATATCACCCACTGCATACCGCGTATGGGCTACCCAGAAAAAACGTCTTGACGATAACGTTCGGTATTACGAACAGATGATGCAGGATTATACCTCCCAGTTGCTTGCCATCAACGATAAATACAAGACTATTACTCCAGATTCTCCAACAATTACCGGAAACGGTGGCAGTGGTGGAGGTTCTGAATCTGAAGAAGAGCGGAAAAAACGTGTCAGCAAGGAATTGGAGGATATAGAGACTAACCACATGCAACAGCTCACCCATCTCCAGAAGCTTTATCTTGAGGGAGAAATCCAGACTAACGAGGAATATACTGCCCTTCAGATAGATTTGGAGAAAAAGACTTTGGATGAGAAATTGGCGATAATGGGGCTGGAGCCGCATGAACGTGAGAAGTTGCAGGTAAAGATGCTGGAGGCACAAATCAAGTTCAATGAAGAATGTAAAAAACAGGATGAAAAGACAGAAAAGGAGCGTCAGAAAGCATCAGACAAGATTGCCAAAGAACGCCTTTCAGTTCGTCAGAAACAGCTCCGTATCGAATTGGAAGAAGCAGCTTCCTATCATTATAGGAACCTGACTTCCGAGGAGGATTTCTCCCAGGAGGTGAACGAGATTCGGAAACGGTATTGGAATGATTTGCTTCACAACTACCGACTGACTGAGGAACAACGTACGGAGATACAGAAGGAGCAGGCCGAAGCCCAGACCGATGCCGAGAAAGAGAAATACGACAAAACCATGAAAATGCATAGGCAATATGCCTCTCTGGTGACGGATATCGCTTCCGACTTCGGAGAAACGATTGGTGAAATGATTGCCACTGGCGAACTTTCGCTGAAGAATTTCTTACGTGAAACCATTATGATGGCACTGGATGCTTTGGAACGTGTTATTGAAATCTCCATACTGGAAATCACCGCAAAAAATTTGGCGGCAACAGCTCCATTTTCCTTTATCGGTGCCGCTAAAGCAGCTGCCCAAGTAGCTGCTATCAAAGCGGCTTTTGCTGTAGTAAAAGGGATGGTTGGTAATTTCTACACCGGCGGCTATACTGGTCCCGGCGACTGGGACCAGCCCCAGGGCATCGTCCACTCCAACGAGTTTGTCGCCAACCGCTTTGCCGTGGCCAACCCGCACCTGCGCCCCATCTTCGACGCCATCGACGTGGCGCAGCGCAGCGGCAACGTCGGCAACCTCACCGCCGAAGACATCGCGGTAGTCGCCGGACCCGGCAGAACCGCCCGCACCGTCCCCGCCAAGTCGCCTGCAGCCGGTGCCACGACCACCACCAACGACCCCGCCACGGTGGCCATGCTCGTGGAGTGCACCCGTATGCTCCGCAAACTGCACACCCGTTTGGGCGAGAAAATTGTGGCCGAGACCTACGTCACCGGCAAGCACGGCATCAACCAGGCACAAAAAGAGTACCAGGCATTGACCGACAACAAATCACGCAACAAATCCAAGAAATGACCGAATTATACATCAACGGCCAACGCGCCGTACTTCCCGAAGGATTCTCATTCACCTTCACCGCCGAGAACCCTTACTTCACGCGCAGCTCCAGCTACTCGTTGGACATCGAACTGCCCATGCCCGCCAACAACATCATCTTCAAACACATCAACCGGTTAGACGTGACCAAGCAGAAAACCATTCTTCCGGCCATGCTCATCGTAGATGCCCGGTGCCTGCTCAATGGCAGCACAGTGCTGTTGTCAGTAGAAGACACACAAGTCAAGGTGCAGTTGGTCTCCGGCAATGCCGAATTCAACCTCCTGACCAATGATGACATCTACATCGACGAATTAGACTTGGGCGATATAGGCTTCAGATACGACGTTCAGGGCTTCTTGCCGGCGGCAAGAATGAGCGAGTTCTACGGATCTGTCGATGAAGCCGAATCCGTATTGCTTCCCGTGTTCTACCAAGAGGCCAAAGAAGAGAACCTTGACAACAACGTTTTCTATGAGAATGGCACCAATGATTTTGCACCGACTGACAGCATAGTGGCATGTTGGCAACCCTACCTGATTACGGCTATCCGGAGGGTGGTCGAACATTTTGGCTATACACTCGACCTTACCTTTTTCGACAACAACTTTCTAAGAGATGTCTATATATGCAATGACGTGCGCTCAAAAAAGACACCCCATGTCCAACCACACTGGACGCTTGCCGATAATCTGCCGCACTGGACGGTCTCTGATTTCTTCAATGAACTTGAGAACTTCTATTGTGCCGTTACAGTCGTCAACGAGCATACCAAAGAAGTACGTTTTGTCAGCCTGAATGACTATTTCTCAAACTCCGAGAAGATTGTCATCACCAATGACTCCTTGCTCAGAGAGTTTGAGGTGGAGATTACAGAAGAGAAGAACGACAAGGATTTGAGCCTGGGCAATATCGCATACAATTTACCGTCCCACACAAACGACGGTTACTGCCGTATCGAGAGAAACATTCTGGAAGCTGCTGCAACACAAGAGTTCGACTCTTACGATGCCTTGCTCAAAGCATACGGCACGATGACCGACAGAAACAAGAAGAACCACATCTTCATCGTAGGCAAACGCTATTACATCAACTTCAACGATGAGGAGAACAATACCGATTCCTTGCGTGAAGTGAACCTGTATGCCGACCTGGTACGCACCACTGACTCCAGTGATGACATTTCACTGAAGATTGTCCCGGTCAAAATCGCACAATACGACATGGGTATCTATAGGCTGCTGCCAAACCACAGAGGATATGAGAAGACAGGAACAATGATGATGAATGTCCCGATAGTCGGCTATTATTCCACAGGATATTCCGAAGAGTCTTTCAACATACAAGAGACCATCGAGGGCAACGGACAGAAGAAGCTGGAGAAGAACGACTGTATGGAGGTAGCCTTCAATACCGGCATCTTCAACCGCCAAAACGTGACCTTCAACGGACAGACAAAAGCCTACGACTACGCCTATCCCTTCACAGATTACCAGCAAAAGCCGGAAGCCCAGACCACCGACTTCCTCCCGTACTCCCTCAGTCTGAACGATGTCTGCCCGGACAGTATTGGGCATAGGCTGTCGACACTCAGTCTGTTCCACTCCAATATCCCTTACACAATCCAGTTCCAAGCCAATAAGCTGCCAGATGTGAATAAGGTGTTTCTTATAGGCAACAAGCAGTATTTGTGCGAGAAGATTGAGACGGAAATAGATGTCGATGGATTAAGCAAGGTACTGAAGGGGACTTTTTACCGGATAGAATAAAAAATCCCCACAGTGGCTCGAAGCTGCGGGGACAGAATGTTCAATAAAACGTCTATCAAGCTATGGATAGCGAGCCTAATTTGTTACAAATGTCGTGGATGGCATTATTAAAAATCAGCCTGTCCTGTTCACTTAGCGTATAGACACGGCCACGTACCTTGTAGCCGTAAATACGCTGTTGCAGCCAAGCCGTACTTTTCCCGAAATAATTACGGGCGATATAAGAGATTGGCACAATTTCCTTCATCTCCTTTATCTTCTCCTGCAAGGCTATTGTACGGTTCAGCTCCTCCGCTTCTTTAGCCAGTTCGTGATACCCGTTCAACAGCCAGTCGGCAATAGCTTCTGAATCGGCTTTCGTGGTGTAATGTTCTTGTATGTACAAGAACTTCTGTTGGTATTCCTCTTCCTTGTTGGTTGAATCTCCATTTAGAATGGCGGTAAGTTCCTTCAGTTCGTCATTGATTGTTTTCATAAGCAAATTTTTTTTGCCCCCTCTTTTCGTCCGAGGGGGCTGTTTTTACTTTTCTAATTCTTTTAGTTTGGTTTCCAGCATTTTTATCAGATGGTCTATTCTCAATTTTTCATCAAGTATGGCGTTCATCTTCTCTTCCGGTAACCCTTTACTGTTTTTAAATGCCCATTTCAGCATCTTTTGTTTCAACCTTAGCTCGGTTAGCTTTTGGGCAATTAGCAAAATCTCTTTTTTGTTTTCCATTACTTCCTTGTTTTATTGAACACTACAAAGATACATAGTGTTTTTGATATGTGCAATAAATACATAACAAATTTACTATGTGTTATTGTTTTTTATAAATTTGCACTTCTTCCATTTCCAGGGATTTTCCGTATCTTTGCAACGCCCAATACCAACATAGCTATACATTTATCAATATGAATCCCTTTTCAAAACGTAATCCGTAAAACCGGGTTAAGGTGTGGCTATACCTTTGGGCGCGTTTTGATAAGGGATTCACCATTTTAATACGATGACAGAAAAGCAAATAAAGATAGCAGACAGACTGCTTGGGATACTGGTGGAGCATGACGGGCGTGTCAACAAGGATAACGCACGCAGCCTATTGCTTAAAGAGTTTGCTGAAAGAATGGATAGGATAGACATCAACTTCGTGTTCGACACGTTGATAGATGACTATAAGCTGGTAGCCCTGCTTGGTGAAGGTTGGCTCCGACTGACACCGGAAGGACAGAAGATGGCACGCTGGGGAATGAAAAATTATCAGCGGAAACTATCCATAAAAGAACAGTTCAAAGTCGCAGGAAAAGTCATAGGGGCCGTAAGTTCAGTGGTTGCCATCGTATCATTTCTGCTTGGATTGTTATTTTAGCGATGTTCCTAAAGTATAGCAGATATAAGAAATGGCGGCTACAAAAATGAATCCTATTAGCCAAATGAGTATTTGAAGTATTCTGTAGAATGTAATATTCATGCTGGTTTCCTTTTTGGCAAAAATACTATAAATAATTGAAGACGAAGCAGAGAAACAAAAAATCTCCGCTTTTCTTTTCGTTAACTGAATAGTTATTCTGATTTTTGTACGAATTAATATAAATAAACACCAAATGGAAACAATTATTCATTTTATTATTTTTTTGACTGCTGTTATTGAAATCGTTCTGCTTGTTCGATTCTTTGCATTATGTAATCATGTAGAGGAAATTAAAAAGAAAATGGTACCAAACGAAAACTTTCAAGCAATGTTCTTACTGTATTGCTCGACTGGGGAGAAAGATAAGGCAAAAGAATTGCTTCTCCATGAAATAAGTTTGGATAAGCTGTTTACCGCCGCTTTCTTTTCCGTTCTTCCAGAACATGATAAAGCAAAACAAGCTATTTTGACTAAGTATGGAAAATTGCTGGAGATGGTTGATGTGACTCTCGATTTTGATACAGTAGATAAATATTTGAAAGGATAATAAAAATTGAAGCGGAGACAAAAAATCTCCGCTTTTCTTTTGCCATTTCAAAATAAACCTGCATCTTTGCAATGCGTTACATTTTGAGAAGGCGAGATTGTTCGCCAACTTTTGCCGTTGGCATTTTTTATGCCCAATGGTATCATATAGTTCCGACCCCCGTGTGGAGTGTTAATGCACCCACTGCCTTCTCAAGGTGTAACGCAACGGGAAAGCGGAACTTTCTTTGTCTATAAGTTTTCCGATTTTTTGGAGAAAGTTCCCTTCCCGTCTTTATTGGAGCATTGTATCATTCAATATATTGTTTTATTTAAATAGCGTTACATTATGAGAAAACAAGCCCAAAGCGCCCGCGGACGCTATGTATCCGCAGAGAAGGTTCAAGAACTGTTTGCCCGGTTGGGTATTGAACTGTGCGCCGGACGTAAACGTATCCGTGCAGCACGTAGTGACAAATCCATTTCCATCTATGTCAATGGTGGGACAGTCAACATCACCTTTAATGAGAAAGGAGGCAAAGCATGATGTTCTTTGTTTACCATCTGCAGACCTATTCCCCCAAGAACCGGGCATGGAAAAAGGTTATTGATTATGTAGAGAAGTATAAAAACGTTCTTATCAAGGATGAACTTTCCCTGGATGCACTCAAGCATGAAATAGGCGATACGGTCAACCGCATTAATGCTGAACACCCGAACTTGAAGCGCATGAAATGTACTGCTACCCCTTTGGGACGTGATTGTACCATACGTATCGAGGCCCATGTCATAAGTGGCGGATGCCCGGACACGGTATTCTTTCTCGATATTTGCAAGGTACGTTCCGTTTATCAGTTCAGTGAGAAGGCAAATATGCTGGAACAGAAAGGAGGTGAGGCATGAATGATGAATTCTTTATCACCAAGACTGTGGATACAGGTAGTGGAGGTACCAATTCGGTGAGATATCAATTGTATGCACGCAACTGTGATGGTGAGATTAATGATATAGGCTATGAGGAACTGGTGCGATTTAACAAGTTCCTTACTAATTATTTAAAAAAGGAGGAGGGCAGTGATCATGAACAATCATAGGAAAATAGGTTTTCGGGCATACAATGATAATGCTCAGAATTCAGAGGAAGATGAACAGAAGAAAAAACAAGCCGAACGGCAAAAAGCCATAGCCGATTTTATCGGCCATAACTATTCGCCTATCGGTGCCACTTCGCAGAAGTGCTATAAAACCACAGTCGAACTGGTGTACGAGTTGTCGAATATCGTCGATGTCGCTCCGATGGAGCTGGCCAAGCAGCTGACTGATGCCAGATACCATGTGGAGTACCTGGCAGGACAGCCGTATTGGGTGCTGTATGAGAAGCCATAAACACATTAACCGGACATTTTTTTTATTTTTGAAGTCCTTGCTCGTGAGAGTAGGGGCTTTTTTTTAAAATATACCATCGTAATTCTTTATCAGGCTATTCGCTTCCTGAATATCGTGCGGTGTATATATGTCCGTCATGAGGATGCTGCTATGTCGTGCCTGGTCACGTACGCTCAATACGTCATAATGCCGGAGCATGTTGGTTATTCCGGTATCCTTCAATGAATAGAACTTGTACTTTGCCGACAGCTTCAGGTCTTTCCGTACATGCCGTGCCCACCAGTCACGGAACATCTTCTCGGTCCGTTCCCTTTTTCCCGGCTTCAGTCCGTCCGAGAACAGGTAGTAGTCTCCCGGGTAGTCGAATATTTTCAGGTCGAGCATGAGATGGATGACCTTTGTTGGCAGCGTGATGGTGCCGTCCTTCCGGTTCTTGGATATGGTGTCCTCGACAAAGATGGTCTGTCTGGCCAGACTGATGTTTTTCAGTTTGAGGCGTGTCATTTCTGCCGGGCGTATGAAGCAGTAATACAGGATATAGCTCGCCAGCAGCATGTACGGGTTCTTCTCGAGCAGATAGCCATGTATCTTCTGCAGCTTGTCCTCCTCGATGACACACCTTATCTTCTTCTTTCCGCGCCGTCCAAGGCTGCTGATGCCTTCGGTCGGGTTCTTGGTGATGTAGTTGTGGCTCAGACAGAAGGTGGAGAAGGATTTCAGGAATCCCAGCCTGAATAATTCATAGTCTCCAC